TCCAACATCGATACCAAAGCATGAAATTGGCATTCCACGTTCTGTACCTAAGTTTGATAATACAGGTGATGCTAAACATAACCAGTTCTTAACTATTGCTTCGTAAAAGAATGGTTGTAAATCTTTACGTTTTAATCTGCGTGCTGCTGATTTGGTTACTCTCTTGTATGCATCAAACACATCTTCATCAGGTAATAAATAACCTTTTGAAATCATACTAACTGCAATTTCATCCATCCAACTTGGGTAATTCTTTCCCTTAACCCATCCATCTGTGTCTACTTGTATACTCATTTTTTATATTTTATAAATCGTCCCAATCTGCTGTTGATTTTGAATAACTTGTTACGCGGCCTGCGAAAAAGTCTTGATGTGTTTTACCACTTGTTAAATGACCAAACCACTCAATTTGTTTTAATAAACCTGGGTCAATATCATTGTAGATTGCTTTATAACCTAATTCCATTATTTTCTCATTAGCACGTGCCTTAATGAAATTTTTAAGTTGATTAACATTTAATCCATCAACATCTCCCATTTCAAATGCCTTATCAATAAAATCAAACTCTAATTGTACTGATATTTGACATGCTTCTATTACTGCGTCTCTTAATCTATTATTATTTAGTTCAGGTTGTTCTTCAAGTAATGTTCTAAACAACCAACATCCTGCTTTAGAATGTAATGATTCATCTCTAACACTCCATTCAACAATCTGACCTGTTCCTTTCATTAAGTTTCTTAATTGGAAACTCATCAATATAGCAAACGAACTAAATAAATTTACACCTTCAGTAAATGCTGAGAATATAGCTAATGATAATGCTCTTTCCTCTAATGTTTCGCCTGGGGTTTCAATTAGTCGTTCAATTTTTGCTTTTGAAGTTTCATCTTCTAGAAATGCTTGGAAATCATCTAAACCTAATTCTTCATTTAAGCGAGCATATGCCTCAGCGTGAATTGATTCAAAATCAGCAAACACACGAGCCATTGCTTGAATTTCAGGTTTTGGAAACCATACTGATACTTTTGTTGACCAGTAATCATTTACATGGACCTCAGTTTGTGCGAATGATTTTAATATGTTTCCAATTAAATTCTTTTCAGGTTCTGTTAGTTTGCCTTTCCAATCACCTAAATCAGATGCTAATGGAACTTCGTCTGCTAACCAGTGTACTCGATGCTGGTCCTTGTAAAAATCAAATGCTTGTTGATACTCAAACGGCTTATAAAAATTTCTTACTTCAGTAATCATATAACGTTAATATAATAAATTATTTGCTAAGTTCAAAGAACTTCTTTTGAAGTGCTTCTCTTTCTAAAGAATTCACACTACTAAATTCATTTACAGGTTTTGATGGGGTATAATTACCAGCTTCTTCATCATAATCATCAAATACTTCAAAATGACCTGTTGATGTATCAATTTTAGCACCAAATGTCATTCCGTCTATTCCATATCTGTTTTTCATAATGTGAAATCTACCTGTTCCAGCCACTTTATCTTCTTTTTTACGTGAGAGAGAAATAGCTACATCAGTAATCATGATTTTGTCATAGCTACCTGCAGCTTTATCGCCTTCAATAATATCATCTTTGGCTCCTGCTCTGTTAACTTGAGATACACTCCAAATAGGGAGTTTTAGTTCACGAGCAAGACCTTTAGTACTAAGATAAATATCATCAATTTCGTCTTTACGTTCACGATTGTTTCTTTTTGATCGAAGTAGATCGACATAATCTATAATAATCAAATCAGGTTTAAATCCTTGATCAATACATTTTTGAATGTGGGATTCTAATGTAGAGATAGATGCTTTGCCTGGTGAGTATTCTTTGATGACTAGATCACCAGGTAAGTCTTTAATTGTGTTTTCAACATCAGATTTATGTTTAAGAATGGTGTTAACAGGTATTCCTGTAAAGAACGCATCGTATCGTCTGCCAACATAATCTTCGCCTAACTCAAGTGTATAATGGATTACATTGTATCCTAATTTCACTGCATGACCTCCTAATGCTATAAGGGTCCATGATTTACCACCTCCAGGATTACCAAATATTAGTCCAAAGTCTCCACTTCCTATCCCACCTTCTAGTATTTCATTAAATAAAGGCCAAGGAGTAGATACAGCAATACGGTGTTCTTCTCTATATCGAGTTTCTGTGTCTTTACTATATTCTAATCCTATGTTTTTATCTCCACCTGCCTTTAAAGCATTGTCTACTAAAAAACGAATTGAATCATAGTCACCAGCATTTAATAACTCTACTGAGCTTAGTAATGCTTTTTTTAGTTGTTGGTTTTTACAAAAATTAGAAAATTCTTCTTCAACATATGCTAAATCATCATCGGATGCTTTGTATGCTTCTTTAAGTTGTTCTTTAATTGATAATTGTAAAACATCATTATCAATTCTTTTTAATTCAATTTTTAATACTTCCATACTAGGAGTAGTATGGTATTTTTCATAGTAATTTAAAATTTCTTTAATAACCCACTTATGAGCTGTGTTGTCAAAATATTCATCACTAATAATATCATGAATATTCACTAAGAACTCTTTATGGGTTAATAAAGACGATATTACTTTGATTTGAAAGTGTGTCCCATATTGGGAAAGGGTACTTAATGTCATATAACTTATTTATTTAAAACTACTTAATACTTTGAATGTCTCTCTTAACCAATAATCGGCATTTTTTAGAACATTAACTAAACCATCTTCATGATATAAATTTAAAAACTCTTTTGCCTTTAAATTAAAGGGTCTTGCTTCTACTAATTCTTGTATAATTTCTTTTTCATCATCATCCATTAACGGATTACTTAAATCCATTATTTTATAGTTATTCCTTATCGAATCACTATTAAACACTATTCGAGAATATATTACATTTTCTTTATATTTAGCTTCACTAATATCGAATATATCCTCTAATACTAAATCTTCTTCAGCTAATTCTGGGAATAGTTTAAATAACTTCTTAGGGCCTAATCCTTGTATTCCTGGGATTTTATCTGAATTATCACCCATTAGTGTTTTATATAAGATAAAATTCTTAGGCGATAAACCAAATTTATCTTTTACTGTTTTTGGAGTATAATACTCTTTAACCATAGGGCTATAAACAGTTATATTGTCTGTAACTAGTTGTAAGAAATCTTTATCTGCGGATGTAATAATACATTTAGATTGGTATTTTTCGGTCATATATTGGGATAAATGAGCGATAATATCATCTGCCTCGACTTTATCAAGGGATATAACTTTAATTGGTAAACACCGTAGATAATGAATTAGTCTAGATATTTGATTGGCTTTAGAATCTTGTTCATCATCTATATTATCAAAAGCCTCATAATTAGTTATCTGTTTAATGTTTCTCCCAGACTTATATTCGGGGAGTAAGTTCTTCCGGTTAACAGAAGAACCCACTCCATCAAATACAACATATACAGATGTAGGTTTATTTTGGTTAATTAGAAATCCTAACGATCTTAAAAATCCTCCAAGTCCTCCAATATGAACTCCATCTTGATTAATATAATTTAATACAGCAAAATTTCTTAAAAATAAATTTAAACCATCTATAATCAATACTCGATCATGTTTATTAAATGTAGGTCCGTTAGATTCGGGTTCGTTAGTGATACCATCTAATAACTTAAATAGATTTTTCTTATCCATTTGCTTCCTCGTCAACTAAAAGAATAGTATCTCTACTTTCATTCCATTCTGAATTGTCTTCTACTATCTCAAACTCACCTGATCCTAGGATATTTACCCACTCATGTGCGTGTTCTTTCTTGTATTTTTCGATTTCACTTTCATCAATAAATCCATGAATAGTAGCAATAACTGTACTTTTTGTTTGTAGTCCTGTAACGTGGTTTTTATCACAAGCTACTTTTGTTCTAACAGCATATTCTACTTCTTTTTTATTCTTAGTTGCTTTAATTTTACTTGTTCCGCTGTTAGTAACATTACCAAATGTTAATACAATTGATGAATCTAAAAACATTGTTTCACCATTTTTCATCTTCATCTTTGGTTGACTCATAACATTTTCTGCAGGCGCAACCCAGATTTTATTAACAGCTACCATTGAATTAGTGTAAGGTGATGTTTCTTTACGAGACATTGGGAATCTTTGATTAATAAAATTACCAAACTGTTGTGACACAGCACCTGCATTCCACATTGGGTTATTTTTATTCTGTTCTACACTCATTTTACATGGAATAGAACCAATTGAATCCCAGAAGAAACATAAATCGTAAGGTAAATTACCTTTACGTTGTTCATCTAGAAGATCAGCTATAAAACTAGCTACGTCTTCAATTGTTCCTAATGTTCCTCTATCCACATATAAAAAGAAACCTTTGTAATCTAATACCTCACCTGTTGTTTCATCAACAACATCTTCTACTTGGAATCCCATTTGTTTAGCGTGTTCCCAAGACCATTTCATCTCAGTAATGATAAAAACTGGCAAAATGCCCATTTTCTGGGCATTAATTGCTAGTTCTAACATGGCTGTCGTTTTACCTGTGTTACTATGACCACGCAGTAGTGTGATATGTCCCATAGGTGCTCCAGGTATTGAAATTGATTCTTGTAATGCTTTAGAAAACGGAATCCATCTTTGTTCTTTAAACTTAACATTCGTATTTAATAGCTTTTTCTCCTTAAACTTGTCTAAGCTAAAATTAGCTTTCATTTCAGCGGATACAGCAGCCGTCAACGATGTTGATTTTTCTCTTTTAGCCATAATTTGTTTTTATTTTAGAATGGTGAACCTTCGCCTTCTTCTTCATCGTCAAACAACGCATCAAACTTATCTGCTTTGCTTGAAGGTTTAGCAGGAGTTTTAAGGCTATAGTTTGATTTAGGTTCTTCTTTTGCTTTGGTTAGAAGTGGATCTTCATCCTTATCTTCAACAGTATCAGTAGTTTCTTCTTCATCTTCAACAGTATCTGTTTCCTCGTCTTCTGGGTTTAACCAGTTTTGGAGAATTTCTTTTAGAGCATCAAACTCCATTTTGCGTTGAATTTCAAGAATATTTGGTTGTTCTTCTAACCACGTTTTGATAGTTTCAGTATCAGTATTTAGTGGTGTTGTTTTAGGTTTAACACGAATTGATGATTTCAATCCTTGACGACCACCAATATCACCTGTTACTACATCAACTGTAAAGTCACGTCCTTCACTAATGTCAGTAAAATCTCCATAATCCTCATCTTCAGCAATACCTAGTAATTGCATGTAGATTTCTTTTCCAAATTCCCACAAACGAACTCCTTTTTCTTCTTCACCACGAACCACTATAGGAGCAAAAACTCTCATTTTTGGATCTAATTTCTTAGCCAATTGCCAGTTTTCTTTTTCTTGTGTGTTACGAAGTGATTTTGCAAACTCAACAATTGGATCTTTTTCACCCCAGTTAGTTAAAGCATAAATTGGGAATTTTGAGAACCCGTAGTGTACGAACACTTCTTGAAATGGGTTACTTTTATTTAGAATTGAAGGTACAATTCGAATTTGATATTTACCTTCTGATTTTGGTTTCCAAAGATATTTGGAATAATCAACTTTTTCTTTCTTTTGCCCGGTTGATTGTAGGGCATTCAGTTTTTGTTTGATTGCTTTGATGTCCATAGCGTTTATTTATTTATTTATTAATGTACGAAATATATAGTTGAGGCAAAATTTAGTTATAAAAACTCTCGAAATCCTCTTAAAAAATGTACTTTGAAAATGCGCTTAAAGTTCTACAATGTTATGTATTTTTGTTTTGAGTTGTTTTAGTTCGTTATGTTGTGTTAATAATATTGTGTTTTTATAGTGTTGCCAATTAATTTTGTAATGAACATCTACTGCTCCACCATTTAATTTTTTAATCAACTCATTAAGAGCATTAATGGTGTAAAGAGTATTTGTTTCCTTTTTACGATGAACAAGAATAGTGTTATCGGGAATAGAACTTAGATTAATTTGATCGGTATTGTAAGTGACAACATATTCTCCCGTATCTTTAATGTACAAAACAAATAGTTTATTATACATTATTACATACCTGTGGGAAATTTCCTTGATGAAATTATCTATTTCTTCAAGAGTAACGAAAGTACAGAATAGTTTGTTGTTCACATCTACAAAATTCAAAAAATCACTATAATCATACATATCATTTTTCTTCTGTAAAGTCATAATCGCGTCCTTGTTTAGTTTTTACATTTAAATTAAAATTCTTAAAAATATTATATATTTGAGGCATCAACTGTTGCTCTTCATTTTCATCTACATCAAATAAAAATGAATCATAGGTATATAATACTATTTGCGTGTTTTTACCTATTAATAATTTATGAATTTTTAGTAGAATCTCAACATTTGTTGAAGTTTCTAAATTTTGAAGCATATAATTAAACAGCTTCTGAGGGTTCATATTAGGTAATTGATTTGTAAGACTATAACCTGAAATTGGCACAATAACTTCACCTAAGTTATTGAAAGTTTCCCAGTTATTATTTATAAATTCTGTTGTTTTCTGGAAGAATTCTAAGTGTTTATATTCATCAAACACACCTCCATATAACTGCTTAAATGTTAATTCCTTAGCTTTATTATAATCTACCTCATACATGCTAGCAAAAGCAGCATGTATATCAGGCACGTCAAATTCATAATTAACCAGTTGTCCAGCCAAGGTTGGATGATAAGCTGAGATGTCAATTTCAGTGAATTTGTGATTTTTTGGTATAAAACTTTGACGTGAGCCATTTTCTTTATTTAGAGCAGCAAAATTAACCCCATTAAAACTATTTGAAGGTCTTCTCGTTGTAGTAAATAGGTTGTATTGAGTATAAACTGTGTTGTTTTGAATTGAATATAACTTAGATTTTGTTTCATAAAATTTATCAAATGTGTTAGAATTAATTTTTATACCATTTTTTTCTATTCCAAAGAATGCTAAAATGGTCTTATCCATAAATATGTCTCTAGTTTCTGAGGTAGCTGCTTTAAACACATTTTCGCAGGCTTCATAGTGTTTTACTACAGGGATAATTCTATTAATGTCATTGCGATTTTTATATTGGGAATAAAAATATGTGTGGACTTTAGTAGATTCATTTATTGGAGTAAAACTACAATTGATTAAATTAATAACACTCTTTATAGGAAAATAATATAAAAAAGATTTTTTATCTCGAACATAAATGATATCTAATTTTTTTAAAAAATCAAAAACATGATTTATATCTAAAGATAAAGTTTCACTATGATCGATACAAATTAAGCATCCGTGATTTCCCTTAATAGGTTTAATGTAAATTAAAGATACATCATTTAGTATAGGATGAGTATTACTGTTATGTGGTATAACTTCTATGAATACTTCCCTGTATCCTTTATTATAAAATGCCTCCAATTGGGTTGGAGTCTCTATTAACCAAAACATAACCTTTATTTATTAGTACAATGTTAATATAATAAAATATTATCCTATCCCCAAATTTTGAGTAGTTTTCTTTTCTTGAAATTGAGGAGAATATTTTTTATACAATAAACGAGGTTGACCATATAAAGGGAATGGACCTGCTGTTGGACCTTTTCTAGCTTCTACATGATATGGTCCTACATAATCTTTTCCATCTGTTGTAACCAATTCATTACCATTAGTGTATAAATTATTTTGGGGAGTATATGAATAAAATTGCAAATAATTATATTTTAAATATTCATCTAAACCTTTAATATTTTGGGAAGATTGTAAAAATTGAACTACATTTTGGTTTTGTTTAAATGTTCTTTCTAAATTTCCATTCAATGTCCAATTAATAGAATATATAGTATATAAATCAGCAGCAGTCTCTTGGGGTTTAGTAGTGTATAAATCAAATGATGTTTTGTTAGTTTCTATATACACAGAATCATTATTTTTTCTAGCAAAATATCTAACAAATAATCCATTAGTATAATCATCTTTAGTAGGAAATACTGTAATTTTTGTAGGAAGAGTTCTAGGAGTAAAATTTAGAATTTCATCATTAATTTGGGCATAAGCATATGATGAAGTAGTAAAAGAATAAGTGTTAAATGAAGGTGCAAAAGGGGTTGAAAATATATTTAATATTTGATTTTGAGTAGTATCTAAAACATTATCAGTGTATGAAGATGTTGTAAAGGTAGGAGTAAATAAAATAATTTCCTTAATAGGAGAATCATATTGATTTCTTCCTGTATAGTATCTCCCAGTGTACAGTTTATGGTAATATCCAGTGTATGATTTATCGGTATTCTCTGCATATACAAACTCAGATCCGTCTGTATACAGATTAATGATTATTTTATTTTTAGGTATATATGCCATTTTATACTAATAAATACTGAGGAAAATACTGGGTGAAAAATAGTTTTGCCTCAGAAGATAAAAGTTTATTAGTAGACAAATATTCATTTATCTTGTTTATCAGTTGAGGTAAAGAAAATGAAGTTTGGCCTTGGTATCCTGATTGGGCTAGTGAGGGAAATAATTTATTTAAAGATATGATAGCTTTATTCCATTCACCTGTTTTTAAGTATGGGACTGCTCTTTCTAATAATACTATACATGCATTATCTTGGCTTATAGGAGTAAAATCATTTAAATTATATTGTGTAGCTATGGTATTCCATGTGTTTGCTAAAATTTGATATCTTCCAGCAGCTGTAGAAAAATTATTAGGATCATCATTAGGTCCTTTTCTCCATTTAATAAGAATATTAGGATGATTTTTTAGGTTATTATCTCCTTGAATATAACTTCTACCCCATTTTTCTAAAGTATTAGGTTTCCCATAAGAAACATAACTTCCAGTGTATTTAGTAGTTCCATCTGAAGATATCCCCCATATAAGTAGGTTATATCCTATAGATTCATTTTTAAAGTCAGTTCCTTCACTCCAAGCAATTAGGTCTAAGAATACTTGAATTCGTTGGAACAATTCTTGATTATTTTTTATAGGTATGGAATTCATATATTATTTTTTTCCATTTTTAGGTGCCCCTTTACTTTTTGGTGTAGGTGGAGGAGGTGGGGGAGTACTATCTATATTTACTTCTAAAACAGTACCTTGAGCAGCCGCTACTGTATTTGTTCCAGGGAGAAGTGCTTGTAGTTCTTCACTTCTTTCTGATTTTACGGTAATGCTTTCTATTTTAGTAGTCCATTTGTTTGTGGTTATATTATGAGATATACCTTTAATTAAAAAGTCAATAATACCCTGTTTTAAAATACTTTGATTAGCAGATACAACTTCTCTAACACTATAAGTAGGAGGCAATAAATTTTCAGTGATAGCAAAACGTTCATAATTTCTCATACCTGATAATCCGTTCATATCTAATGATAGGTTGAATGGTAAGAAAAAGGGAGCAGGCATTTTCTCAGATAATGCCTCATATCCTACTATAAAGGCTGATATGTCTTTATTTATGTCTGTTAAACCTGAGGTTAGATCGTTATCTAATAAATATTTTCCTGAGTAAATGTTATCTACAAGACTCTTTTGGGTTTTAAAATTATTTCCAAATATAGTATTTGGGTCATTTTTAGATCCAGATGCTGCTGCTGCTGTCATATCTGGGTCTAGTTTTTGGGTAATGATTCTATCTGTTAATCCTTTATTAAGTTTAGAAATAGCAGTAGCATTTTCACCTACTATATTACCCGAGGATTGGGCAGATATAGTTGCCATAGCGGCCATATTTGGAGGAATATTAACAGTAAAATTAACATTATTTATAAAGCTTCCCCATAAAAGATCACCATCTACAAAACTATCACTTGTTCCTTGAGTATTATATATAGAATTTGGATTTTGAGTAAGACCATAAACATTAAACGTTGAAATTTCTGTCCCTTCCTTAACTTTTCTATACTGTAAAGGGTTTTCCTCAATAATTCTAATACTGTTATTATCAGCATCATAGTTAATACCCATTCTATTTACACCACCTAATGCTTCATTTACTCCATTTAATATGGCTTGTAAAAATGCAATTAAACTAGTTCTTCCATCTTTATCTGAGTTATCAACTAAACATTGGGTGATAAAATTAATATTAAGATATATATTTAAAGGATTACCTAAATAAGGATTACCATTAATTAAATAACCCTTAGGAGAAAAACATTCATCTCTAGTAAGAGTATCAGCTAATAAATTTAATTTAGGAAATTTTCCATTTCGTGCTGCTTCTTGTATATCTTTTAAATCTTCGGGGTTGTCATAATATCTAAATGGAATCACACATACATTTGGGTCAGCAGACATTTGATTTGGGAATGATAAACAAAAGGTATTAGTAGTATCTATATCCATATTTATAAATGGAACTCCAATAACATCTCCTGTAGCACCTCTAGAAATAGAATTAGGGCTGTTTTGTTTGGTTAAATCATAAACTAAAAGCTCACTTTTAATATAACCAAAAAGAACCCCCATTTTGATATAATTTTGGTCAAATAAAAAAGTACCAGCTCCCCCACTATTTTGTTTAAATGGAATTCTTATAAAAGGTTTATCAATTCCTATAGAGTATGGTGCAAGGGCGGTTTCAACATCTGATATTTTAGGTACTCTATATATAAAATCATATAACCAGCGAGTAAGAGAGCATCTATTATAGTTTTGTAAAATAGCATTAGCGCTATATACTCGAGTTTGTTCAAGTCCTTTAACAGCTGCTATTTCTCTACTTATAGCAGAAGATGCTGCTGCAATAGATGATTTTAATTTAGTAATATATGTTGCTAAAGCATCTCTATATATCTTTGCAGGAGAGTCAGTAGATGGAACTTTTAGTGAAAAACCATTTTCAAGAAAATCAGGTGTATCAGCTTTTGAAGGTTCAAATTCATCAAATAAAGTTAATGGGGTAGGAGTTTCTTCTGAAGATCCACCAGCAAAATTAAAGGTGCCTTGTGGGGGTGGTGTTTTACTATTTATTACGTTTTGAAATGTTGGAGAATCAAGTTTATCCAGGGCATTTTTTAATTGATTTAAATATTCAGTATTCCCTTTTGGATTATCAAAATCAAATTCTATTAATGATGTACCTGTTAAGTATTTAATATAATTTCCGCCCTCAAGATCTAAATAAGAATTAGCCTGGTCTATTAAATTATCTAAAGCATCACTGGTTTTTGTTTTAGCAGCTGAAGCTATATCTACTGCAGAATTAGCAACTTTTTCAGCATCTGGGATTTTTTCTCCTCCTCCAGATCCCTTATTAACTTTTAATGATTCTACTATGTCTCCTAACCCTACTAATTTAATTTCTATATCATATCCGGAGTTATTATAAGTCCAACTAAAGTTAGTAACTTTACCAATCATAGCATCATAGTTGTAATCATGGTTAGCTCTTTCAGCTTTGATAGAGTTAATTATTTTATTTTGATCTACAACCATACTTACACCATCATTAAAAAATGCTCTGAATGGTTCTGTAGTGAAATCTTTAAAAAAGGATAGTGTACCGTTATTATTAAAATACGCAGTGTGACCCCATTCTAATAACATAGTATATCCTACTCTAAAATAAAGAACATCTAAAATTTGTAATTGTTCTATACTATTAGCTTTTAATTTAATAGTAGCTTTTGCTAATGCTCCCCTATTATAATATGATATATCTGCAGCTTCAATAGCAGGCATAGGTCTGTACCCGGATTCTAATCCTCCCCATCCATATGCTCCATTATTAAAAGTTGGGACTTTACCTGTTGCCATATCAGGAGATGCTATTCCTGCTGGCATTATAGGTGCAAAAGTTGTTTCTTTTTGGTTACCCGCGCTAAGATATGATGTTTCTTCTATAGAAACAGCACCCCCAAATAACACGCATTTTTTAGCTAAACCAGATCCTAAATATTGTTTTACATCTGTAACACCTGTTAAAAATGGGAGTTTTTCAATTCCATCTTGTCTTTCAGTTAAAGCCTTATTATCTAAATTAATAGAAGATGCTAATCTTAAAAATGCAGTACTTGAATTATAACCTACAATTTCATCAATATTACGATTAAGCTTTCCTAATTTCCTTTGTCGAGTTTCTATTTGATTTCTAACTTCAGGGTCAAAAGCTTGCCCTGTAATGTTTCCGGATGTTTTGCTCATAAAACTATTGATTATCTATTAGTAAATACATTATTAAGTAAATAATATGAATTTAATACGTCTTGTAATAAAACTGGGATTCTTAGTTGTGACCCTACAGGTGGTAATAGAGAATTTTGTTTTAGGCTAGGATTAGCTATTGATATTACCCACCATAGTGAACTATCGTTATAAAATTGATCAGCCAATAAATCTAATCGATCCCCATCAGTAGTAATTACTTGAATATCATTTGATGATAAAGGAACAGCAGGGTATTTAACAGTAGCTAAAGCAAGTCTAGGTTTAGCTAGTGTAGAATTATTTGTTGGGGTAACAACTGTTGTTTTTATATCAGCATATCTAGAGGCCATAGTATATTAATTTACTATAAATATGTCCAAAAGCCAAGCTTAATTTATAACTAAGGAATTATATTACTTAAAAATCTAGACCCCCACCTATTGAATTTGATAAATCTCCAGCTGATGTACCAATTGCATTTCCAGGAGATGCATAAGCGGAAGGAGGAAGTGGGTTAAAAAATTTAGTTCCTATAGTTTTTGATATATTATCTACTCCCATGTTAATAAATGGAGCATCAAAAATAGTACCAGTAGGATTTTTACCATCAATCCATTCTTGATTAAGAGTTTTAGGTAAAAACGTATGAATGGGAACAAATTTAAATCCACTAACTGTAATACCTTGAGGTAATGCTAATGATAAATTAGTATCTTGGGTTCTTTTTCCTTCTTCGTCTCTTCCTATATCCCATGAGTATTCATCGGGAACATCAAATGAAAATCCTTGTATAATTCCGGGTTGGTTTACTAAATAATCCCCTAATGTAATTTTTACTATATTACCTCTCATAAATCCAGTAGTAAAGGTTTGATTTCCTCCTCCTGAGAATGAGGAATAGTTAGGAGCAAGTAATGATGCAAGATAATTTAGTTTTAAATACATACTTTTTTGTTCTGCTCGAGAAGTAGCAACTACTGTAAAGTTAAATCCAATACTTCTTGCAAACCCATTATATGTGTAAAAGTTTTCTCCTCTACCTGTGTATTTGAAGGTAGCCCAATCTGCTTGATAATCATCCTTAAAACCATTTATATATGCTCTAAAGTGTATGTAATTACTTTTTGTAGGATTATCTAGATTAATTACAGCTATATGAAAAGGAATAATATCTTTATCTGATAAAACAGGGTCTGGGGCGTCACTTGAGTATATAGGTGAATAGGTAATTTGATCATAAGTAAGACCTAAACTATTATCTGGTTGTAATGGGGCGTATGAACCAACAGGGTTACTTCTATTTAAACCTTCTTTACCAGGATAATTAAGACCATATGTAGTTTCTCTGTTAAACTGAGCATAATTAGTATATGTTAATGTTTTAAATGCTGGGGAGGATGTTGATTGTGGTTGTTCATCTACTAAAAATCTTCTAAAGTCAAATACGGTTGTTACAGGATTATCTGCAAATCCATATTGTGTACTGTATTTACCAAGATTTTTACTAGTTAACACATTAAAATAAGCATTGTTTCCTCCAACTTGAGTAGCAGATCCAATTTGAATATTTCCTCCTGGGTCGTTTGACCAAGCAGTAGTATCTGTTGCTTTTCTATAAACTTCTAATGGGCCATTAGGTCCTTCAGGATAATAAAATAAATTTTGATCATTTAAAAGAGCAATATTAAAGGCTTGAGCAGCTGCTAAACCTAGTCCTCCTGGGGTAGCGTTGTTTATTTTTAAAGACCATAATAATCCTAATCTGCTAGTATTAGTATTAGCAATAAAGTTACCTATACGTGCAAACAAACCTCCTCCTCCTTCTCCTCTTGGTCTTTGTTGAACATTATTATAAACATATTGAGTTTGATACTCATAAGAAGATACAGGGTCAAATAATGATCCTTGGATTCTTCCGGCTAATGCTAAACTAGCAAGTTGAGGTTCTAGTAGTGAATCTAAATTTATACCAGGTAAATTAGATAAACCCTTCCCACGTTCATGTAATCCTGTAGATCCTCCTGCTAAATTAATAAATAAGTTTTTAGTGTCATAAACCGCACCGGGTTTGATTGTTGAAGGAAGTTTAGATTGTTGTTTATATAATTCCTTTTGTTTATCTAAAAATAAACTAAACGCCGGGTTATTAGGATCATCTATAAATCTAGATATTCTTTGTAAATTAGTAGATACAGTAGATAAATAATTTCCTCCTCCTCTTAATAAATAATCTTTACCAGGTAATGAATTGGCAGAATCAACTTGAGGTATAGGAACTTGTATATATGGTTGTCCACTAGATCCTCCTGCAGGTTGGTCATTTCCATATGGATGAGTTTTAGCAGAAAAATTCCCTAACCCTCCTACATATCCTTTTGATTGGTAGTAATAAAAATTCTCTAAATTTGTAACTAATTCTACTAATGCCATTTTATCCTGGGATGTTATTTAGGTATGGGTTATTTGGGGTAAAGAAATGTTTAAATCCACTAGCTATATCATTTGTAGGAGGATTGTTTTGGATATCTAATAAACCATTAAATCCTGTAAGGTATAAAAGAGAAGTATCGTCTGGGGGAGCGGCTTGGCTGCCTACTGCATTAACAAATGTACTATCAGGTAGATATGTTTGAGTAAACCCATACTCAGGAGTATTTATAGGACCATTATCTATTAAATCTAATCCTTGATTACCAGTGTAACCATTATTATATAGATTTCCTCCTTCTACTGCTCCTTCACCTACTACATTAGAAAATGTATTATCAGGTAAATAAGTTTGAACAAACCCATTTCCAGGAACATTTATAGGTCCGTTATTGTTTAAATCTAATCCTTGATCACCATTAAATCCATTATTATATAGATTTCCTCCTTCTACTGCTCCTTCACCTACATCATTAACAAAAGTATTATTAGGTACATATGTTTGGGTAAATCCACTACCAAGATCACTTATAGGTCCATTATTTTCTAAGTCAAATCCTTGGTTGCCTGAGAATCCATTGTTATATAAAGTTGAGTTTTCATTAGGAGCACCAGCTTCACCTACATTGTTAGTGTATGATGTAGTGTTAGAAGATATATCATAATTACTATTTAAAAGACTATTTCCATCAGAAAGTATAAAAACAGAATTTTCATTAGGTGGGGCAGACTGTCCTATATTATTAGCATATAATGAATAATTTCCTAAGCTAAGATCACTGTTATTAATTGATTCATTTACTAACCCTGAGATATTATTAGGGTTAGGGGAAGCTTGGCCTAGGTTGTCTGTATATTCTTCAATATCTTCTGGCCATAGGTTACTAAGGAATTGATAAAGCAACATTCCTGCAGAAGTTTGTTGAGCTAATGCATTTTGGGTAAGATATCCTGGGCCATCAGAAATAGTAACATAATTAAGATTACTGTTATCTTCGTAGTATAAGCTATTATATAAATAAGAATTTTCTTCTGAGGAGAATGTTTCACCTGTTTCATTAGAAAATGTATTGTCGGGTAAATATGTTTGGCTAAAACCACTTCCTGCATCAAATGTATTTCCAAAAGTTGTGTCATAATTACTTCCCTCAAATTCGTCATCATCAATAAAATAAGAACTATCATCAGATGGAGCAGCTTGACCTACATTAAAGATATATCTATGGTTATCACTACCAAATGGATAATAATATTGAGAAAATCCACTCCCCACATCATAAAGATTATAATTAGGGGCAGTTAAATCTAAATCACTAATAAATCCTTCATTTACAAACCCAGATACATTATTAGGTGATGGAGCTGCTTGGCCTACATTATCAGTATATTGTGTTAAATTAGAGACATCTAGATTACTATTAAACCCATTGACTTCTAAATTTGAATTGGCTACTGCCGCTTGTCCAACGGAATTTAAATAACTATTTTCAGCAGTATATATTTGAGTAAAGTTACTTCCAATATCATTAATAATACTATTAGTATTATCTAATTGAGAAGTATTAATACCTTGTGTTGGTTGTATTGAGGGAGCTGTTATCACATCTGCAAAATTCTGTAATGCAGGAGATTTTAATGTAGTAGATGTGAGTAAATCAATTAGTGCCATGATTTAATTTGTTTATAAATATTAACGTAATCTTGAGGTTGACATACCTACTGAAGTTCCTACTTTATTGCCATCCATAGTAACTTTTCCTTCTTTACCTAAAATTTGACCTAATAACTGATTAGTTCTTTTTACTTCAGCTATTAATTCTTTTTGTTTTTCAATTGCACTCTTAACATCACCAGATACAGTACCTGCTGGAGCGCTTGAAAAGTCATTTACTGGGGTAAGGTCAGTTCCTGCTAAAATTGTATCTCGGTTATTAAATGAGAATGTCCCTTCAGGGGATAATAAAACACGGTCTCCGTATCCTCCTTTGTTTGAAGCTGGAGATAATAAGTCATCTGCTGTTTCTCCACCTCCTAAATAACCTTGAGCTGCAGCAACCATAGCTAAAACTGCCGCTGCACCTAATGCAGGTCCAGCAACCGGAATTGCAGACAAAGATCCTACAATTTTAGGAGAAGCAGATGCTATGCTCTTAAACATATTTCCTTTCTCTTTTTTAGAATTAGCACTAATTTGTTTACCTTCAGCTTTTTTAGTTTTAACAATGGTTGAGGCAATTTTTTCTCTGCCTTTCATAGTTCTAGAGAGAGCGTTTTCGCTTTTATTTATTTGACCATTAGTTTTATTTTCTTGTTGTTTAAGTTTATTTAAATTCTTTTGTTTTTTAATCTTATCATCTAAAGCTTTTTTAAGCTTATCTTCTTGCTTCATCAAACTACCATTTACTTTACCTTCAGCTTTTTTCTGGTTGGTTAGAGTTTTTTCTTGTTGGTTTTGTTTGGTTTTAGACTTATTTATTTTTTCTTCTAGTTTAAATTTATCACCAGTTAATTTATTAAGTCCTTTAATTAAAACTTCATTTTTCTTTAATGCATTTTCTTTAAAAGTTTCAATAGCTGTTACTATAGCTTGATATCCCTTTTGGGCCATCTGAAAACCTTTTATAGTAAGATATACACCAGCAATTGCTACAATTATTTTTTGGAAACCTGTTAATTCTTTATTTGCATCTGTAAGATTAGTAACTAAATCTGCAATTCCTCCAACAAGCCATATTACTTTTTGAGCAATGAATTCAAATATAGGTTTAATGTTATCTAAAGCACCTTGTATTGCTGGGAGGAGAGCTTTGCCCATTTCTTGTAGTTTACCTCCTAATTCTTTAACAGGGGCTTCTATTTTTTTAAATATGTCGTAAACATATGTTATTAAATATTCCCCTAATTTAAGTGCAAATCCAATAATAGGTTTTAAAAGAGATGAAAGAGTTTGAACAGCTCCTAATATTATAGGAAAAATTTTATCCCCCATTTCTTTAAACTTATCTACAAAACTACCTACGGCATCCATAGGAATAGCTCCACTAAAAGCAGCTAGCAGCTGGGAGATTTTAGGCATAATGTATGATTGGAGTTCCCTTAATGCATCTACAAATGGTTTAAAAGCACTATATACACTAGACCATGCTGCTTCTAACCCTTCAGCTCTTCGTTGTAATTGTTCACTTAAAGAAGCACCAGATTGTTGTGCTTTTAAACCATCTTTATGACCTTCTACTAAATCTCCTTGAATATTAGCTTGCTCTTTTTGAGTAACCATTGCTTTACTAAACTGGTCAAGACTTAGCCCAGCTGCTTTAGCTAATGATTCTTGTTGGATAACATTTAATTTAGCAAATTCTTCTTGGCCACCCATTTGGTTCATAACCTCTTTCATGGCTTCATCACTTTTACCATTAAGAGCTAATTCACGAGCTTTTGATAAATTAATGTCTTTACCAGTTAAGAGCTGAGCTTCCATTTCAGCTTCTATAGAATCTTCAATATTAAGTAATGATTTGGTAGCTGCTACCATTTCATCAATTTCCATTCCCATTTGTTTGGCGGTAAATGCTGCTTTTACTAAAGCATCTTTTTGTCCACCAAATTGTATACGAGCATGATATCCGGCTTTAGCTACCGTTTCCATAACTACTTTAATGCTTAAAGCAGATTTGTTTACTTTTTTAAGTTCAACAACTTGATCAGCAAATCTTTCAACCATTTCCCCAGCATCTTGACCAGATACTTTAGCCATTTTTTGAAACTCACCTAATGTATCTGCAGAATATCCTGCGAATACATTTAATCGCATAAATGTGTTAAGGGTTTTCCCGCCTAATTTTTCAGTAGTTTCTAATGCTCCTTGAATAGCGGTAGCAGATTCTACGGCTTGAGCATTAGTAATTCCCATTCCTGCTCCTATACCTCGAGCAGCTCCAGCAAGTTTATTAGCAGCACCCTGAGCTATTCCTAGACTTCGAGCCATGCCAACATTTTGGTCACTTATTTTTTTAGCTGCTTCTTGTCCTTTTTCAAATCCTTCTTTGATTTTATTGACTAATCCTAAAATCATTCCAAAAACAGCTCCAGGCATTGCTGCTGCTAGTGTTTTAGCCATTGTAGCTGCTACTCTAAGTTTACCAGCTAATCCTAAAGCGGCTTTACCACCATCTGTTAATTTATGAGCTAAATCTTCTCCTTTTTTAGTAGCTTTTCCAAGTGCATCTGCTACTCTAGTTCCTCCTAATCCTATTTTTCCTAATACTTTTTCAGAGGCTTTAAGGGTGTTACCAAAAAGACCCATAGATTTATTTAAGTTGCGTTGACGACGTTCAGATTCATCAATTTTACCACTTATTTTATCTTGAGTATTAGAACTTTCTTCTAATTTTTCATTCATCTCATCAACAGAGCCATTAAACCCTCGTTGAGAAGAAGTCATTTTATCGATAGATGCAGCTAGATTCTTAATTGTTTTATTGAGTTGCCCCATTAAACCTATTAAATCTTTTGCTTCTTTACTATCCATAAAAGTATATTTTATTATAAATATTAAAAGGCATCGCTTTTACGATGCCTTTATTGTTGAAATAATTTTTTATTTGGGTTGGATATATCTACTGGGGTAAATTTAGTAGACTTACCTGGGGTAGGGGAATGATTAGAGTGTTGGTTTGAAGACTCGCTTTGTTTATCATAGAAATCCTGTATTCGTTTAAATGTAAAATTCCGAAGCCATACAGGCATATCATAAACCGTATCATAGTCAAATCCACCCTTACCATGAAATACTATTTCATGTATTTGAGTAAATATATGAACTCTATAATCAGATGTCAGGCCAAAAAAAGTCAGTTGTAATTGGGATGCTGACTCCCTCCTCTGAGCCGTTATCTCCCTCAAAATTAAATGTTAGATCAACATCTGGTTGGATTTGTTTAATATATTCTCTAAATGCTCTTGAGTCTCTAGCTAAGAAGTTATTATCTACAAATTCTCTAATACTTGAATTATCATCATCTCCATTAATTGAAAGAATCATATGTTTAAAACGAGTAGTTAATTCAGGATTAGTATTTTTAAATGCTTTTTTTAATCCTTTTAATTCATTTTCAATTAATTTTTCATCACTTTGAGTTAGCAATTTAAAAGTAATTTCAAATTTAGAAAAAGGTAATGTAAATTTAAATTTATTAATATTAGGAGTTAATAAATTCTTTTCATCTAATTCTTTAGATTCAATCTTAGATAAATCTACTGTTACTTTTTCTCCATCGTAGTCAAAAGAATAATCAGATCCATATCCTAAAATACGAGCTGCTACTAATAATGCGTTTTTATCACCCGTTATTAAATCATCATAATTGATTTTAGAAACAATTAGAGACTGTAATAGTTTATCAATTACAATACCTTGTTTAATAAAATTTTGGTTGGTTAAAATGTCTTCCTCTCTAGCGGTCATGTATTTCATTTCTATCTTACCGCTTGATAGAGGATTTTCTTTTGGATATATTAAACCTTTAGAAGGTAATTCAATAACCTCAGATGGGAATTTTGGCTTTTCACTCATAGATTTTTTATTTAATTAAAACTTTTATATTCAAATATAAATATATAAGAAAATACAAAGGTATAAAAAAAGCCCACATTTCTGTGAGCTCTTTTGAAAAATATTGTTTTGAATTAGTAGTTCAATATACAGTAATCCATACCTAATGATAAAGTTAGGTTTTGGGCAGCAGCTTCGTTATCCCAATTATATTCACCAAATTCAGCTGACTTGATGAATGCACCTTTAATAATCCACTCACTTACTATATCACCTACAGGGCCTAGGATTTCAATTTTTACATCTTTTTTATAAAAATCGGAGTATCCGTCGCGACCTGTTACTGATTCGTGGTGTAAACGTACCCATTCCATTACTGCTTGAGCACCTGATGGAGTGATCGGATCGAATAATGTTAATGATAAGTCATTCCATTTTAATTTACCTTTAATTTTACGGTAAATGTTAATGTGGTTTAATATAATTTCGTCTTGTGCGAAACCCATACCACTTACTGCTTTTATAATATAACTCGGGATGCCATTAACGTACATATAGAACCTATTCTGTAGTTTTGGTTCAAACGCCGAGAAAAATATTTCGTTAGAATTTAATATTGCCATGTCTTTACTTTATTATCAGTTATAAATATTATATTTTTAAATTCTTATGCAGGGAATGTAGCTCCAGTTGGTAATATGTTAAAGTCTAGAATAATAAATTCTGCAGTCTTAGTAGGTTGGAGATAAATAGCTCCTCTTAATTGATTTCTATCTACTACGTCTGGTGTATTATTACTTTCATCCATTACTACTTTATAAGCGTATAAACCTTGACGTTGTTGTACACTTTCTAAATATGGGTTCACTTGTGCTAAGAAGTTATTTCTAGTAGCTAATGTATTTTGTTCAAATACTAATGTGTTAGATATATTAGAAATAGTGTTTTTAAGAGTAATTAACAAACGACGAACATTTACACGATCTAAAGCTGATGATTTAGTTTGTAATGTTTTCTGACCAAATACTACAACTCCAGTTGCTGGGAATGTAGCGATTGGGTTAATCTTACCAGTGTATAAACTATCGCGATCTGCGGAAGTTAATTTTCTTTCAGCTAGTACTACTTGGCTTAAACCACCACGATTAATACCGGCAGGTGCAAACCATGGAGCAGATACATTATCGCTATAAGCATATACACCTGGAATTACAGTAGAGGCAGGAACCCATACTAAATTTTGAGTGTCAGGGTCTACAATTTGAACCCAAGGCCAATATGCGGCTGCGTAGCTAGTGTTTAAAGTTGAAGCTTGGGCTTTAACTGTAGACACGTTTTGTCCGTATTTTACTAAGTCAATAACTGCAATAGCATCACCTCTGTTTTGAGTGTTATTGATTAATATATTCAATGGGATATTATGGCCTGTTTCAGCGCGCATTAATCCAGGAGCAGTAATAACATTGTATTTATAATCATCTTTATTTGCTAAAACGGCAAACGATTGAGTATAATCATTTGGGCTTATCCCTTGGATATTAGAACCACCCATATTTTCATAGAATTTAGCTTCATAAGTAGGAATAGTATTTCCAGTTGCTCCACCAAGTGCACCACTTTGAGCTATAGGAATAGAACCAGTATATGATACAATTGCTGTTCCTGTGTTGTCAAAGTAATTAGGAGTTCTTTGGCTTACACTTTTTACTCTTACGTACTTACTACTTACAGGATAGCTACCTGATACTTGTAGGTATGGGTTTAAGTTTTCGTCTAAACGAATATTGTATATTTGGTTACCAATTACTTTTTCAATGTAATTGTTTTGGTTAGGATCTAATGAAAGATTAGACCAAGTTTCCAAAATAGTAGGAGTATTAAAGGTATCATCTCCTCTTCTAATTAATAATGTAAATGTTCCAGATGCTGTGTTAGGTGCTTGAATCTCCCAACGAACATTGCTGGTGCTACCACTAGGTAATGAAGAAGATACTTCAGTACTATCACTATTACCAATAGTACCATCAGTAAGATATTCTAATGTGAACATATTACCACCAATAGTACTACCACTTACATTAGAACTTGATGCAGGGGTAAATGAACCACTTGCAACACGAGTAACTAATAAGCTAGTACCACCATTGTTAAAATAATTGTATGCAGATAACGCTGTTAAATAATTGTAAGTACCACCTCCGCTAATAAAATAACCTCCGAAATTTTGTAAATAATCAGAATAAGTGGTTACTATTTTTGGGATACCTACTTTACCCAACAGAGTTGGACCAACAATAGCTGCACCAATAGGTGCAGGGGTTGCAGAAACAAAAGATTGATCGTTCTCTCTTGCTAAAACACCAGGGGATATTAAAGTTTCGGCCATGTTTTATATGTTTTTTTATGATAAATATGGCGAACTATCTTCAAAGTTTAGACCTTAGGTAAAAATTCCCCAGTTTCTAAGCTTATAGTTCCTTCACCATATTTAACTTTCATTTGTTCAACCAAACTAAGTTCTTGGTTTTTTAAATTGTTAAATTCTGTTTTTAATTTATCTTTTTCTTCACTTAAATTGATAAATTCAATTTCAATTCTTCCTAAATTTAAAGATACTTGATTGTATTTGTTTTTAAGATCTTTAAGTGAAGTTAATTCTTCGGGAGTTAAAACTTTTTTTTCCATAAATTATTTTTATTATAAATATATTAAAACTTATACTCCATCAAACCCTGGTGAAGGAGGATCTTCAAAGTTTACAGGGTATTGAGGTACAACTGGGTATTGAAGAGGTACATTAGAGTATGGGTCTGTAGTTTCGTTAGGATTTAAAACAGTTTCTAAAGAGAATACTACTGATGTTTGATCTGGGAGTTTTTTAATGGATTGTAAATCCTTATTAATTATATCTGGGATGATATATCCATACATAGTAATGTTAAATTCAGTTTGAACTAATCTTTCTTCCCCTTGATTGATAGAGTTATTAGTAGTAAAAGATGTAATTCTAGCTCTAAATTTAAATCTTGCTGGGTCACCCCAATATGCTTCAGATGCATAGTTAATTGCTTCAACAATTTTATTCATTTGCTCCATGTAGTATGTTGACACTATGCATTTATATGTTAATGTTACATAATCAGGAACAACTATAGCATATTGAGTTTTTTGAGGTATTCTATTATTTAATACACCAAAATTATCATATGCATTTTCTTTTCCATATGTTTTAGTAGAAATACTGTAGTTATGAGGAAAGTTAGCATCTAGTTTATTTGCAATGCTAAAATTCTTTTCCATAGACTCTCTCCTATACATTATAAGAGGAGCCATTATTTTATCATTTTGATCTCGATAATATCCATCTGCTTGAACCGCCTTCCATCTTTCAGGGCTACCATAAATTATAGGAACCGGAATTTGAGTATTATTTTGATATACAGAAGGTTTAATAACATTTGCAAAATAATAATAAATAGCTTCATCTATATCTTGGATACCAACACTAAATGGTTTTGTAGTATCTCCTTTAAATGATAATTGATTTGCTCTATTTAAAGGATTTATATTATTAGTAGAATCATTTGTATTACCATATTGAGAACTGTAAGGATTTATCTGCTCATTACTAAGTTCTTTTTGTGTTTTTGGTATGGGTTTTCTAGCAGGCATTAGATTCTAGCTTTAGTTAAACTGTATTTGTCAGATGGGATTAGTTGTCCTTGACATATAATTGAGATACTGGATCCAAAATTTTCTAATCCTGGGTTAAGTGGGTTAGGAGAATATGGGTATTCTTCAGATTTACCAGAAAATAATTGATTTTCTTGAATATTATCTAGTTCAAAAAAACTTTCATACCACATAATTATATCCCCTACCTCAGGTACAACTTGTGCATCTTTTAAATCATCTCGAAATAAATTAAAGGTCATAGTTCTTGTAATGTTAGGACCTAAATCACTTGATCCCCATATCTGATCATTTCTTTGGATTAAACAATTTAAAAGAACAGGAGTAAAGAAGTATTTATCTATAGCTTCACCATATATATTAACTTTATTTTTTCCATAATTATACTTATAGTATGCTATTTGTTGAGTAATAATATCCCCTAATAATTCTCGATTAAGGTTTCTAAATAAGCTGATATCTCTTGCTCCACCAAATAAAGCCATGTTATCCTATATAAATTAAGTAAGGGGTTTGTTGTAATTCTTTTAATCTAGCATCTGTTTCTAAAGATTTTCTTTCTAATATTTTTTCCCTAGAAGTTTCTTCTAAATAAAGTTTTAATTTTTCAACTAAAGCAGTTTTTTCAGCAGTAGCGGCAGTTATAAGATCACTTTGATTTAATGTTATTTCTGAGTTAGGGATAGGAATGGTTGAATATTTACCTCTAATATATCCTAACATTTCTTTACATAATGCTAATGTATACTCAAATACCCATTGACGACCAATAGAATTAATTTGTCCATATACTGGGTTTGTAAAAGGTACATTAGAAACATTAGTAACTAATCCTGATCCAGAAGGAGCAACCGGGGTATTTTTTTCAGATTTAAGATAATACTCAAACCATAATCTTACTCCATTTTCTCCTTCTTCAGGTATAGGAAATAATCGTAATTTATTATTTCTAAGTTCAAAAGATATTTGTGATCTTCTTACTAAATCATTCATTTCAATTTCTTGAATCTTTTGAATATCAAAATAAATAGGATATAATGTAGCTGTGTTGGCTATACCATAGTTAGCCCAACCAAAGTCATTTAATATATTTAAATATTCATTACCAGCTCCAATATAAGGATCTAAGTATCTTACAGAAGCAGGAATTTGATTTCTAAATAAACGAGTTATTGTAATATCTTGGCCTGATAGGCTTTGGGAAACAGCCCATTCATTTAAATCATAATCTTGAACATGTTCTTTAAGTATTATAGATCCTGAGTAGAAATTGACGTCTCCTCCTACGTTAGCTTCAATCCCATATTGTTCAGAAATACGAATAATTCCTCCTTGGTTAGGACGAATTAATGAGTGATTTAATACGGATGCAGTAGTAAATCCTTCTATATCAAGATAATCTTGTCTAACTTTATATGCATAAACTAAATTTCCATATGTAGTAATTGCTTCTTCAAATGCTGTATAAAAGTTTAAATCTTGGAGTTCAACATCAACTAATGGATATCCTAATCGACGAGCACAAAATGTTACTATTTTATCAGCATCAATTTGAAAGTCATAATCATAGTCATAAAATCCAAAAGGTGTATTACCAGGGATAAATGAACTTGAACCAGGATATATTGGGATGTTAGCCATGTGTTAGGTTTTGTTATAAATATACGAAACTATATGAATCGCACTATTCAGGAAGAGGTGGTTCTGTAATTGGGGGTTCAATAGAAATATTCTCATCAATATCTTCTATTATAATAGATTCTTGATATTGTTGTCCATATAATTCTAAAGCAATAATAAGTTCTTCTTTAGTGCTGTAAAAAAATAACTTAGGTTGTCCGGTTGTTATTTGCCATTCTTCTTCTATTGATCCATAATGGAATACATCTATTTCATTTGTTGCTAAGTACCATTTTATCATATTTGTCCTCCGTCTACTATTGTCCAACTATTAGGTGGTGATGTTAATATTGCTCTTGAAGCTGAGGCAGCGGATGTGTATTTAATTGTTCCAAAATCAATTGATATGTTAGGTTTAACAGATTGGGAAGCCCATCCTATTAAAATATCATCATAGTTTAAAGTTGAATAATCATTAAATGTTTTACTTGTCATAAATGAAGATGCATTTGACATTGAGGTTATTTTCCATCCTCCTAAAGGTTGATTAAAAGAAATAGCATTTAAAAATGTTTGACTAGCATTTGTTAAGTTAATTGTATTCCAATTTCGAATAGAATTACTTCCACTATTATTAAATTGACTAGCACTTCTAGGTAAACCATAATTGTAAAATAAACCTAAAGATGATGTAAGAGCAGATACATTCCATAAACCTACTTCTTGGTTAAAATATGGTTGGCCAGTGAACATGAATCCCATGTCTCTTACTTTACTTACATTCCAATTTTTAATAGAAGGATCTCCACCATTATTAAATACACCATCTCTAGGCATACTACTTGGGTGGTTAAACATATGAAACATATTTGTAACATTTGATGTATCCCAAGATCCTATATTTTGGTTAAAATTAGATTGCCCTGCGAATAAATAAGACATATCGGTTACTTTGCTGGTATTCCAATTATTTAATGGTTGGTTAAATGAACCAGTAGTTGCTCCATAAAACACAGCTAACATTGCATTCATTGCTGTAACATTTCCAACATTCCAACTCCCAATAGGTTGATTAAATTGTGGCGCCCCATAAAACATAGCAAACATATTAGAAGCACTAGCTACATTCCAATTTTTAATAGAATCACTTCCTCCATTATTAAATGAGCTAGTTCGAGTAGCACTTGCACCAGCAAATGCATAATAAAATGATCTTACTTTACTGACATCCCAAGATCCTATATTTTGGTTAAAAGCATAGGCCGAGTAAAACATAGTTGTCATATCTACTAAATTAGGTGTAGTCCAACTATTTATCGGCTGGTTAAAACGAGAAGCAGAAGAAAACATAGATGACATGCTGATAGCTGATATTGGTCTCCAGTTATCTAAAGGTTGGTTAAAATTACTATAGCCAAACATAAAGCTAAAATTACTAGCACTACTTACATTCCAACTTTCAATAGGTTGATTAAAATTAGAATTATATAAAAATGTTTGACTAAATGAGGTTACTTTACTAGTATCCCAATTTTTAATAGAATCACTTCCTCCATTATTAAATGAGTGAGTAAAAGTAGCATTTGCTGATCCAAGCATATTAGCCATATTAGTAGCATTACTTGTATTCCAATTACCTATATTTTGATTAAATCTATAGGTAGTATAAAAAGTTTGACCCATATTACCTACTTTACTAGTATCCCATTGATCAAGTCTACTAATAGTAGTAAGTAACGAACATGATCTAAATGTAGCTGAGAGAGAAGCACTAAGTGTTGGGTTTAGATGTTTAGTGTAAAGATTTGGGGTATCAGATATATTATTTAAAGTTAAAGCATCGCATCCATAAAATTGGGCTCCCTGGGATGATAGTTTTAACCCACCCCACTGTGATATATTGATTATTTTACGTCTATCTCTACCATTATTAAAAGACCACCCATTAATATGGCCACTCATAGTTACATTATAAGTTCCAGCAGTAGCATAAGAATGTGTTACTTCAGGTTGTAAAGCAGATGATATTGAGCTACTAGTGTTATCGCCCCAATACACCATAAAATTATATGAACCACTTACAGTTAATGGTAATACAATTTGATTAGCAGCACTTGAAGTTTGAGATAAATTATCCGTCTTCCATGTTGATATGAAAGGTTTAGGTTTTGAATTTACTACACTTCTATTTGCTCTAGCCATGATTACTGAGTTATCCAGTATTCTACTCTTGTTCCTTTAACCCATTCAGCATAAATTATATTTAGGGTATTTGGGACATAAATTCCATTACTTACTACTACCCAAGTTGCAGGCACAGATGGTGCTATTGTGTGGTTGTGGTATATTTTTTGTACTACTCCAATTTGTGCTCCCGTTAAATCATTTGTTAAACTTCCAGTTGCAGGTGCGTCCCATTCATTATATACTGTTGTATTTACAAATGATATTACTGTTCCCGTACCTGGTATAGCTCCAGTAACACCTTGTATACCTTGTGGTCCGGGTGAATTTACTTGGATAATATCTGTTACAGGTTGTACTACTGTTAGTTGATTATTATCAGTATCATTAACAACAACATTGTTAGTGGTTAAATTTACTACTATTCTATTTGAGTTATCAGCCATATATTAAAAGAATGTTAGTTGTCTCCAGAATACAGAATCTGAATGTCTTGCTATATATAGATATTTTAAATTATCTTCTGTTCTTACCATCCACATTCTTCGACCTTGACGAGTTGTAGACATACCTGCAGGTATTTGGCCTGCGTTATGGGTTACATCTAAATCAACATCTAAATAATATAGACGAGCGTTGGCGTTAGTTTGGATATATAATCTACTTTCTCCATCGTAAGCATACATTGTACCTGTTGTTAGTACCTCACCTATTTGTACACCTAATAAAGATGCTCTTGGGAATTCAAGTTGCATAGTATTAATGTTATATTTAGTATATCTTGTAGTAGAGTTACCTTCAAATAAGTAAATATATTTTCCTCTATTAGCAGCAGAACCTGATGGTCCGTATCCATAAATCCATTTTAGTTCTCCTCCTGTTGTTCTTAGAGCATTAGGTATAATACTATAAACACTTGTTGAATCAAAAGCAGTTGTTAATGCTACAGTAAGAGTATTACTAGTATTAGCAGTAATAATATATTCATTACCTACGTTTGTTCCAGCTGAAATTCTTAAACGAGCACCCGCCCAAAAGTTAGAAGGCCAGTTTTTATTACTATCAGTTAACACAGTAGTAGTACCAGAAGTACATACACCATGTCCCCAAGTTGAAGCCATACTTGATGTAGTAAAAATATTAGCAGTAGCTGTAGCATTTGCACTTATAGACATTGATATAAACTGAGGAGCTGTAGGTGCTATATCAAATGATCTATAAAATGTACCTGCAGGGATACCTGATCCTGTAATTGGGGCTCCTAATGGTAAAGCTAAAACACTCGCTGATAAACTAGCTGTTACATATACAAATGGTGCTCCATTGACTGTACTTCCAGATACAAAATAAGTACTACCAGTATAAGGAGCTGGGTCTAATCCATAACTCGCCTGGAATGAGGCAGATGAAATAATATTATATCCCCAAATTGCTCCTGCTATTGTAGCAGGAAGGACTGAGTTTAATGTTAATGATTGGGATGTATTACTAGCTATTAAGCGATAATAAGTAGTAGGACTTTGAGCTGTGTTATTCCATATTTGTAGTACTTTACCAACATGCTCATTTGTTATCCAGTTTTTAGACACATCAAAAATTGGAGAAGTAGTATGAGAGTTTAATGTAGCATTAGCTGAAGGTGTACTGCTCATACCATAAGTAAATTGGGTAGGGCCTGTGCCTGCTGTTAATGCAGTAGATAAAGGGTATGAACTTGTTACTACAAAAAATCCATTATAAAAAGATGCATCAGCTCCTAAAGCCCCAGATACAAAGATTCTATCTCCATCTTTAAAAGAATGGTTAGCAATTGTTGTTACAGTTGCTACTGCTCCAGTTCTAGTAATAGTAGAAATTGGAAATTTCATTTCAGTACTAGAAGAATATTGAGCATATGCTATATTAGTAGTACCCCAATCAAATACTTGAGAAGGAGACCACGAATTACTTTCATCTGAGTATTGGGCTAATGTAGCATTAGCTGCCCCCATCATATAATACTTATCATCATCAGGTACTATGTCATATAAATTACTAGCACTTAATGGAAAATCCCAGTCATGACCTATAGTGATAGTATTATTAGTATTTCTAATAATAGTATGTTCTTGACCATTAGTTAAATTTCTAACTTTATAATTATTAAATTGGTCTGGGGTCCAAGTTTTAGTGCTATCAGTAAATGAACGAGATGAAGCAGATGTTATAGATCCTGTGTCATATGCTGCTACAATTGTACTATCAATCCCTTCAATATATAATTCAGAAGCAGCAGTATATGAAGGTATAACTCCAGTTTGACTATGGGCTGAGAACCATTGGCCTCTAAGTGGTTCCCACCAATAATGGGTAAAGAATGAACCAGCTGTTGTATTAGTAATATAATGTAATGTTCCACATTTAACCACACATTCACTTGTAATATCTAAAGTAGTAGTTAAGGGTAAATCTAAAGTTATAACACTAGATTCAATGACTGCTCTTGAACCATAAGAAGTGCTAGGTGTTAAGAAAGAAGAATCCCAACCATGATTATAAGCATTATGAGTATCTATAGCATGCCAGTTAGCATCTGCAAAGTATAAGGTATCATTATTATTATAAAGAATAGTTCTTACAAAATATTGCTGTGAGGTACCTAAATAAACTCTAATTTGATAATTTCTCCATTGATTTATTCTCCATTTTTTAGATGAATCGGTTACATAACCAAGACCAGTTCCGCTATTTGCAAAGCTAGTTATTGTGAGATAGTCAAAAGTTGTTGGGTCAGACACAGCTGTTATGGTTCGTTCTTGTCCTGCTCCTAATCCATTTATAACTTTTATTTTATATCCTTTAACTGTTTCACCAGCTAAAAATGCTCCAGTAATAGTGGAACCACTTCCACTTATGGCGTAAGTATGATAACCATCATCTACTTTCCAAGTACCAGTACATGTACTAGTTACACCAACAGGTACACCTGCATTTAGATAAGACCATGAGTCTGAGTATGTATCATATCTAAAAAAGTCAGTGTTGTTAATAGCATATATATATTGGTTACCACTACCTGTTAATGGAGGTAAAATAAATGTATTGGTTGCAGCTGTGGTGAATGGAAGATATCTCATCCATTCCCATATTGGTTGGTCTACTATTTTTCTAAGTCTGTTTACTAATGCCATATTAACTGAATGTTAAATTATTTCTTAATGCTATATATGCTTGTCTTGATCCTAATACGAAGTAATGTTCTGCTGGGGTGATTGTGGAGTTAGCTCCACCCAAATATGTTAAATTATGGTTAACAATAGTTTGAGGAACAGTTACAACTTCTATCCTTTGTAAGCCTGTAGAGTTTTGGTTAGCAGAAGGTTCTAATAATTTAGTTATACGTCTCATTAACTCTGTTTGTTCACCAACTAATTGTAATGTTTCATCAGAGGCAGGTATAAGAATATTATCAATGAATATTTGTAATCTTCCTTCACTTGACATTGAAGTTGTATCATAATTCAATGTTAATACATTATTTTCAATGCTACCTCCAGCATTAGGATCTGCAAAATTATAAATAATCTGGTTAGTGGTTACATTTGTAATAATCAACAGTTGTTCTAATGTTATAACATCTGTTGTGTTAAATGTAACAGTTTTAGCAGCAGCATTAAAACTATAATTTTCAAATAGTATTTTCATTGGATATTAATCTATATTGTTCCCCAGATGTACTTTTGTTTTGCAATTCAATCATAACTCGCTCAGATTGATATTGATCGTAGCAACTAAAGACTGTAGTCCATATTCTTTCTTGTAATAATTGTACTTCGTATGTTGTCATGGTAATAAATATATAAAAATTATCCTAATGCTATTGCATAAGCAATTGATAATGCTTGTAAATTAACTCCATTTTGGATTATACTTCCTGATACAGATAATGAGCCTGATATTTGTACTTCATTTCCTGCGGCATATATTAAATTACTTCTATTGCTATTGTCAGTTCCATTACCTACAATAAAAGCTGCAGGTACAGATGATGTAGCGTTCCATTGACCCTGTGCATGTTGATGGTCAGCTAATGCTATTGTTTGATAACCCTCTGCATGTGAATACGATCCTGATGCTATTGTTTCTTGGCCTTCAGCGTGTGAGTAGTCTCCTTTTGCTTGTGTATAATCTCCTTCAGCATGTGAGTAGTTTCCTATTGCTTTAGTAATACTTCCTTCGGCATGTGAGTTTTCTCCTGTTGCTATATTACCTTCTAATCCTTGAATAAGAGAACCCGTTATAGTTTGATTGCCATTAAAATTATTTGAACCCGTAGTTGCAAATGAGCCTGTTTGAGTATTTATTATAAAACTACTTGTAGCACTATTTAAAACGTAGTTTGGAGCTAAGGAGGCAGTAGATGCATATGATGATGATAAAACATTTAAAGACCCAGTATTAGCGGTTGTTAAAATATTATTACCATTTATAATGGCTGAACCACTGATGTTAACACTTCCACTAAAAATAGTTAGGCCGATATTTGTAAATGTGTTTGAGCCAGATACTATTACAGAACCTGTTACTATTAAACTTCCACTTACAGTTTGATTACCAATAAATGCATTTGATCCAGTAGTTGCAAATGACCCTGTATCAATACTACCAGAACCTGCTGGTCCTTGTGGGCCTGGGGGACCTTGAGGTCCAGTTGCGTTTACGACTATGACCCTTGCCATTATATTATCGGGTTACTTCTTTGCTTAAACTAACTTGTCCTTCTAATAATCGAGTTACTGTAGTACCTGATGTTATTTCTAAATCGTATCGTGCTGATGCGAATGTAAAAGCAGAAGCTGAAGCTGCTGATATAAAAATTCCTATTGATCCTGAAGTGGGTGGGGTTGTACCATTACTTCCACTAAAATTTAATCCTGTTCCATCGGCTGCTAATGAGCTAGATAATATAGCATATGTGATAGGATTATTATCAGCATAATTAGATCTAATCATCATTTTACCACTATATCCTGTTAAATCAATAGGAGTATTATTAGAATCTTTATATTGGATTTCAAAATTTAATGTTGATCCTTGTTCTATTGTAAATGAGTATTTTCCAGCAGCCATGAATTAGATTTTGTTATAAATATTAACAAATCTAACCTAGATTATTATAAATAGAAAATGCAGTTGTGTGGTCTTGAAGCATTAATAATATAAAGTAATCTAATTTAGAATCATCTAAATAAAAATCTCTAATCATTTGGTCAAATTCATCAACTCTAGTTTCTATAAATACTATTTTTTGAGATAAATCAGATGGATTATTAAATAAAGTAATACGTACTTTAGCATCCATAGTATCAAGTAGTTCTAAAATGTAATTTGTACCTAGTTGTGTAAATTTATTTTGTATCATGTTTTTATGATGGATATATTCCGAAACTATATTGGTTAACTTGAGGTCCATTCGCTACACTAGTACTAACTTGTAATGATATTTCAGCGCCTAGTGCAACTGATGCACTGTTAATTGTATTAGAATATAAACCAGCTGCTTGTCCTCCAGATATGTTTATTTGAATATTTGTAGCTACACCATTAACTCTAACAATAAATGTAGTAAAACTAGTAGCAACAGCGGCACCATTAGTTCTTATATAAATATTTTTTAGTAACCCGGCAAATGGAGATGCTATTTGGCGTTGTGTTTCAGTACCAGATACAGTTGTAGTTCCAAATGGTAAATATGTTACTACAGGATTTGTAAAACCCGTACCAGCATAGTTACCAAATATAGTAGAGCCGAGTAATGAAGTTGTTAATATATTTCCACTAGTATCTACACCTAACATTGCTACTTCAGTCCCGGGAAATGCTCCTGATCCTGTGTAAGCAGGTAATGCCATTTGTAGATTATTCATACTCCACCAAGCAGCTTCACCAACACTCCCAGCATTTGTGCCTTTTAATACTCTAAGTCTATCTTGATAGAGATCAATCATTGAAGCAGAAGTATAAGTACCACCAGGAGCACTGAATCCAAGTTGACCTCCTTCATTTACACTATCACGTGCTCCTAAGGTTAGTGTGTTTTCGGATGGCCCTAAACTAGATGATCCTATAACTGCACTACCTGTTATTATTATATTTTGGTTTAATGTGTTAACAAATGATGCTGTAAGTGCATTTGATGATGATAGTGCGGCAAAATTAGATATTGATGATATAGATGTGCCAAGGCTATTTCTTAATTGAATACTTCCCACAGAAAGCTGGACTATTGTAGCTCCTAGTGTATCTGAGTATGATGCTGTGAGTGCATTTGATGAAGTTATAGCTCTTGAAGAAGATATAGCTTGAGAAGCACTTTGAGCCCAACTTGAGGTTACTAGATAAGTACCGGGGTTGAGAAATGATGAAGTTGATGCAAATGAAGCGCTTGTTATTGATCCTAATAGTAAAGATGCTGTTAATGCAAATGATGATGTTATTGCTCTAGAGGCAGATATAGCTTGAGAAGCACTTTCAGCCCAAGATGCTGTTCCAAATAAACTTCCTGTTAATGACCCGGATGCTCTTAATGCTAATGAAGCTGTAAGTGTATTGATTTGGGTTAAAACTGTAGCATCGCTACTAAGTAATGCTAATCCACCAAGTGAAGAAGTTTGTAAACGTTCACCTAATTTTGTCGAATAAGAAGCAGTTAAAGCATTTGTAGCGTTATTAGCCCAAGATGCGGTCCCCTCTAAAGAAGCAGATATTCCACCTGAAGCTGTAATTGATGAGTTTGATGGGTTTATTATAATGTTTACTCCATATAAACGTTCTTCTGTAAGTGGTGAGTTAAAGGAGTCAACTGCGGTTAAATAAAAAGGAGCATTAGTAGTAGATCGTTGATTTAGTATCACGGAAGCAGTTACAGCACTAGTTGCCCACGATGCTGTTCCAATTAAAGCACCAGTTAATGACCCTGTAAATGAAGAAGTAACTGAGGTAGCATTTATCGAGCCTGTTATAGCAACGCTTCCAGTTACTCTTAATGAACCTGTTATTACAGCACTACCACTATATGGAAATGGGTTACCACTACTTCCACCTGTTAAAGCATATGATGCTGTAGTAGCAAATGAAGCAGTATCAGCATTTATTAGGTTATTATTTATTTTAGTTATATTAGCCATAAATTATCTTATTGTTCAAACCAATCATTACTTGGTCTAAATTTCATTGCCCACAAATTAGCACTTGGTGTACTTTGATAATAAATATGACCTACTACTCTTACAAATCCTGTTGTTGGTTGTGTGGTTGTCATCTCTCCAAAAATATCAGACATATATACAGGTCGCCCATAGCTGGCTGAAACAACATATGCTCCTTGGCTATTATCATCACTTACTCCTATATCACCTTCTAATAGCACATATCCTGAGCCTGTGTCTACGCATATACCCTGCATTTGTGTAGCTCTAGTTACGTTATTATTTCTTGTTTGGTACCAAGTACCATTTGTGTCTAAAAATACTAAATTGTAATTTTGCACAGATGTATGTATAGATGCTTGAATTATTTGACCTGTATATGTTGGGGTATCTACTAGTTGTTTTTGAACTTGAGCTGAGATTATATTGCGGTAGTAGAGTTGGCTATTTATGTATGTGTCGTTAGAATAATTAAGAGCTTCAAATACATTACCAGGTTCGTAAAGTACTCTATTTGTCCAATCTATACTAGCGCCTACATCGTCATATAAAAATTTGTTTTCCCAATCAACAACATTAATTCCAGTTGTAGTGTTAAGATAACCATTAATCCAATCTACCTTTGAGATAGAACCTGGGTTAGATAATATTCCATTAAGTGTATCTATTCCTCCTGTAGATCCCGATACTACTAATGAGCCTGTGATTTTAGCTGCTCCTATAAATGGGAAAGCTGATCCACCTCCTGGGGCCCAGGAAGCAGATGTAGCCCAACTAGATGTGCCTAATAAACTCCCAGTAAATGATCCTGTGAATGAAGATCCGGTTATAGTAGAGGAGGAAACACTAGTGATAAATAATTTATTTGTAGATGGGTTAAAGTTAATTATAGATGAGTCTGAGTATAGGAATGCATTTCCAAGTGCTGTGCTAGCAAAAGGTATAGGGTAGAAAGTATTAGTAGAAATATTAGGATCAATACCTATTGTAATAGAGTAATCAGCAATAGATGCTTGGGAAGATGAAATTGCTCTAGAAGATGATAATGAATAAGAAGCAGATATTACATTAGCAGCCCAACTTGCAGTACCAAATAAACTTCCTGTTATAACTGTAGGAGATCCTGCAGTGCCTATAATACCTACAGTTAATGTGTCTACAATAGGATTATAAGTGAAATTATTAAGTTCAGCATATGCAATTTGAGATCCAGTAGAAGTAACAAATAAAATTTCATATGCTCCTGGGGTTGAGCTTAAATCTGTTACTTCTATTCTTTGAGCTAAACCTGCTGTTACAGCATATGAAGCTGATGTAGCATTGGTTATACTTCCTGAAAAATAAGATGCAGTAGATGCAAAAGATGCACTTATAACATTATTAGCCCAACTTGATGTTGCTACAAAGGATGCAGTAGAAGCAAATGATGCACTAACAGCATTTAATATATAAGAAGCAGTTATGGCTTGAGATGCACTTACTGCCCAACTAGCAGTACCAAATAAACTTCCAGTAAACGATCCTGTAAATGAGGACCCAGTTATAGTAGAGGAAGATATATTAGGGACAAATAGTTTGTTAGTAGATGGGTTAAAATTAAATATTGAATCACGATTTACATCAACTGCTAGTCCAGCGACATTAGCAATTAAAACTTCAAAAAAAGCATTAGTAGTAGTGTCAGAAGTAACATTTATCTTATTAGCGGTAGTAGCAGTATCTGCTCTTGAAGATGAAATTGCTCTAGAAGATGTTGTATTTAAAAGATTATTTATAGGGACAAAACTTAAACTAGAAGAATATGTAAAAAGTTCTGAGTTAGTATCAGTTTCTCTTACAAATATTACGGGAAATGAGTCAGTAAGGTATGTTGTTTGTTTTACTGAAGAAGATAAGGCAACAGATGCTGTGTTAGCAAAGGTAGCATTACTAATACTTCCTGAGAAGAAAGATGCTGTAAGAGCATATGAAGCCGATATAGCATTACTTATACTTCCTGAGAAAAAAGATGCTGTAAGAGCATATGAGGCAGTAGCAACATATGAAGCAGTATCAGCATATGAAGCAGATATAGCATTGCTAATACTTCCTGAGAAATATGAGGCTGTAAGGGCTAAAGATGCTGTGTTTGCTTTTAGAGCAACTAATGCTATATTAGATGTAGTAGTAATTCCCATTAGATTGATTATCTGTTATAAATATCAATCTCTATATTCTTGGTAAAGTTTAAGGATTGGTTCTACTATTTCGTGACGATGATTAGTTTTTAATGTTACTACTTTTACTCCTTTAATTTCTGATTCTAGGCGAGTAAAAAAGCCAATACCGCTATCTTTCTTTTGTTTCAAATCGGTTTGAGTTATATCACCACAAAATACCATTTTTCCACCTTTACCTAAACGACCTAACATCATTTCAGTTTGACCATGAGTAATATTTTGACATTCATCTACTATTACAAAACAGTTAGGGAATGTTCTTCCTCGCATAAATGCAAAAGGTACAATTTCAATTTGATTTTCAGCAACCATTTTATCTACTTTATCTTTATCATAAAGTAAATGTAAATTAGCATATATTGGAGCTAACCATGGATCCATTTTTTCTTTTAAATCACCTGGTAGAAATCCAATATCTTCTTTTGCTACTGTGGGGCGTGTGATTACAATTTTCTCAACTTCTCTTTTAAAAACCATGTCTAATGCTATTTGACATGCAACTAATGTTTTACCAGATCCTGCCATTCCTTTTATTAAGGTGACTGGGTTTTCTAGAATTAGTTGTTTTGCTTCTTTTTGTTCACTATTAAGTTCTATTTTGAATTTAATGGGGTTTTTAGGTTTTCTTTTGTTTTGAAATACCTCATCATTGTAATCATTTGAAGCCATATTATTTGTATATTAGTTTAATTAATTTATCTACTCCTGCTTCCACGTGCGTGGTATCAGAATGGATAAGCTCGAAGTTATAGCGCTTATCTAACGGTAATACCAAATCTACTTGGCTGCCCCAACGTATTAAACTAAATCTATCATTTTGAGATACTAATGAGTTTTGATCATGTATAAAATGAGCAATAACATCAACATCTTCATCTGCAATTTGAATTAGATAGTAAGTATAATCTAATCTAGGAGAATAGATTTTATTAAACATACGTTCATTATTTTTTAAATAATCAATCATATGTTTAGGGTTAATAGCTGCATTTAAAATATCTTTTTCTAGCGCTAACATTGGTTTATTCATCGATTCTATTGAATCCAACGGCTTCCATGTAATATGACCTCCATACGGTATACGGTTTATATGAACGTCATAAAACGACATAAATATGCCTACTACTAAAGATGGTTGGTTATAATCTTTATCACCCATAACATCTTTTAAAGTGTATTTTTTACCTTTAACTTCAACTACGGGTGCATTAGAATCTTCTATATATTTTTGATACAAAATAGTACCATCTGCTGGTGAGTAAAAATGCTCATTATCTATATAATTAGGACGCATTGGATCTCTAAAAAAGAATACGCTTCCTAATTCATCTACAGGTAATTTTTCTAGTTTGGCTACATCAGTATCCAACCATTCTTCCATTGACTTTGCCATAAATTATCAGATTAAAGTTTTAGTATAATCAACATAATTTAAATGCATAAACATACAGCTTAATAAAGCACCTGATTTCATGTATTCTGAGATGTTAAAGATAATAGGTTCCATACCTTCTTTAGCACATATACTTTCTAGTGTATTAACCTTATGGCGTTCTAGATCATATAGTTCATCTGTTTTCTTTAATTCACTAATGTTAGAAGCGCATAAAATTGCATTACCTAAACGAACTGAATTAGTAATGCCACCAAATGCATCATCTTCACTTATATCAATAATATCCGTGTATTTTGATAATACATCTAATTCTTCGGGAGAGTATAACGATGTACAAACCATTGTTTTATCTTTGGATACAGGGAATATAGAACAATCCAAGTGATATAAATACTCTTCTACCATTTCAAGTGGAATGATATTCATGTTAAAGTTTTCACCCATCCAATCATATGTTTCTTTTTGAGAACGGATACCATATCCTCCAACATAGGTGTTACCATAAAGATATTTTAAATCTGCTTCACCTTCCCATTTATGTGGGCTAATATGAGTTTTATAACCCATCATATTAAAGAATTTTTCACCAACGTGTTCTTCACCTTGTCTAGGTTCTGAGGTGTAGTTAGATAAAAGGATTGTATTTTCTTTAATGTGAGGTAAATATATACCTAAATTAGCTACATATACTTGGTCTTGGAAATTACCTTCAGATGGTAATAAATAGCATAATCCTGATCCTGCTACAAAGTTGTAAACATCTAGAAATTGACGGTATGCTTTATTTCGATCAACTTTTATTTCTTCAGGGCTTAATTCTTTCATCCATATGTTATTTGGATTTGAAGTATCCAAAGTAAATGGAAAGTTCATTACATAACTAGGAATTGAAAGTTGAGATGGGGTTTCTTTCATTTTATATAGATTTTATTTTCCTATAAATATAAGTAAGACCCAGTAAACATAAAAGCTAGTATAAGAAAAAATAAAAAAGGCCGGAATAAATCCGGCCCTTTTAATTATTGAGGTATACTATTAAAGAGTATTTAAACCATTTACATAGATCTTACCATAGAATTCAGGACGTAACATTTTCTTAGCGAAACGAGTCATTAAACCTTTACGTGGTGTGAAGGTATCTGGGTCGTACACTAGAGGAGTCATGATCAACGGAATGTATGGAGCGAATACAGCACCTGCTTCTAAGAATTGAGTACCACGGAAACCAACTAAAATAGTGTTTTCAGTCATATATGGGTTCTTATAAACATTGTACTTGCTATTCAAGTTACCAGCTTTCTGTACACCAAATGCATATTGCATTTTAGAAGCATTACCATCAGAATTTGAAGCGAATCCAGGGATTGATTCAATAATAGTAGATACTGTTGGAGAACATACTAAGAAGTTAGCACCACCACGAAGAGTCAATTGGTGAATCTTGTTACTTAATTTTTGTAATTTAGTACCAAGAGTTTGGAACCACTGACCTTGAGTGTTGTAGAAACCTAAGTTAGCTGTTGGTAATGAAGTAGCTGAAAGGGTAACGTTGTTAATAGCTGACCAGTATTCAATATTGGTTGCAGGAACGTCTTGGATCAACATATCTAAGATTTCTAGATCAATTTCTAATGAAATGTACTCAGACATGATGCTAGTTAATTCAGCTTCAGCATCTAATGCTTGGTAAGCATTCAAATCTTGAGCGAATTCAGGTGTCCAAACTGCCTTTAACTTTTTAGTCTTAGCAACGATAGCCTCAGAACGCATTTTAACGTTAACTTCTGGGATTACAATTGTAGAAGCACTAGCAGAGTTAGGAACAGCGAATGAACTTCCATCTTCAAAATCACCTACGTTATATCCAGGAGTACCTCCTAAAGCAGTAGCTTTAGTATAAATCACAAAGCTGTTTGCAGCAGCTGCAGTACCGTTAGTTTGAGCGGTTGAGCTTGTGTGGAAGAAGTTAATAACAGTGCCATTAGCAGTTAATGATGTAAATGCAGGTAACAATGTACTTACTGTTTGGGTTGAACCAGAAGTCATTATAAATCCACGAATTCCTTCAGCATCGTAACTTGGGATCAAAGATGCAGAGAAAGAGAATTTCTTAACTTCACCTGCAGCTGCAGAAGCAGATAAATCAGAATCGTAGTTTACTTCAGCCCAAGATCCTGAAAAAAGTGTTGCTCCAGTAACTATTGTAGAAGATGTTTGGTTGGTAGAGTAAGTGAAACGACCAGCACCATATAAACCACCTACAGGAGATGGAGTAGCGAATGGGTATTGGCTTCCAGTATTACCATACATTGAGTTGTTCACGTTGAATGGATTCTTTGAGCTTCCATATTGAAAATCCAAATAGAATACAAGACCTGAAGGTAAGTTCATTGGTTGTACACTAACGAATTCTTTAGCAGCAATTTGTCCGAATACTTTACGAACTAATGGTAAAGCGATTCCAGCCCACTGCTCACCAGTACCAGCTGTAAATGCACCGGTTCCACCAGTTGCAGAAGTTTCAACTACTAATTGCTTTGCTTGATTCTCAAGCATAAGAGACATGTTATTTTTGTCGGTTTCTTCTAAACCTTCCAAAAGCCCTGTCTTGGCCCATTTGTTTGCTAATCTAGCGGCGTCGTTTTGTAAATTTTTCCAGCCACCCGCAGCAGACTCTAATAAATTTTGAACTGTGCTCATTTTATTTATTTGGTTTTTAGGGTTTTATTTGTTTTATTTTAAATTATACCGGCTAACTTTTTGAATCGGTCAACCATCATATTTGATTCAACAATAGGAGACTTAGTTGAAGTTCCCATTGCTTTTGAAGCAAATCCCATAGATTCATTAACAGAAGACTTAGTAGTTTTTAAGTTCTCTAATAATGTTTCATATACTAATTTAGCTTCTTTAACACTGTTTGCTTTATCAAAAGCAGTTAAAACTTTAACCTTTTGGGTTTCAGTTAAAGAACGATTTTTAAAGATTTTGTTGGTATAAAGTAATTTAGCATTCAGTAAATTAACTTCGTTAAGTTCACTTCGTAAAGTATTAATTACTGAGTAAGCTTCAGAAAGTTCTCCTTTTAATTCTAAAGATTCGCGAGCTATTGATACTGATTGAGAAGTACCAGCTGCTGCTTTTTCAAGTCCTGTAAGATCTTTTTTCCATGTAAGTGAGGCATTACCTTCACCGCCATTTATTCTAAAGTTACCTTTGTAACTATCATATTTAGCGCCATCTTTTTTGTCTAGATATACATTGATTATATCATCTACAGATTTATATTTAGCAAAATTCTCTCCCCATTTTTCAGGTGTATCTAATCCAGCATCTAATGCTGCTTTTTTAGTTTTATCAAAAAGTTCTTTTCTTCTTTCTTCTTCACCTTCTCTTCCAGAGATTTTTTTAATTAATTTACCAAGTACTTCTTCAACTTTTTCAACTTTTTCTTTCTTATCGTCTTTTTTAGTAACTTTTTTAGCAGTAGCTTTTTTAGACTTTAATTCAGCAAGAAGTTCATCAAGAGAGTATTCATCAATAGGTTTAGCTTCAGTTTCTTCTTCTTCACCTTCTTCTTCTTCGCCTTCTACATCTGTTCCTTCTTCACCCATGATATCTTTAACGATATCTGTGATGAAGTCTTTTAGATCTTCAGGGGATTTTAAAAGTGCTTCAATATCTACATCTTCTTCACCTTCTTCTTCCTCACCTTCTTCCTCTTCTTTTATCATACCTTCCTCGCCTTCATTTTCATCTTCTTCTTCATCTTCATCTTCGTCTAGTTCTTCTAATTCAGCTAAAAGTTCTTCTAAATCAACTTCATCAGCTTCGTCAGCTTCGTCAGCTTCGTCAGCTTCGTCAGTTTCATAAAGTTCATCCATTTCTTCATCTGTTTCATCGGTTTCGTCTAAATCAGATACATACTGTTTGTCTTTCTTTGAAGGAGAAGGTTTAAAGTTTTTATACTCATCCATTTCATCCATCTCATCAAGCTCATCCATTTCGTCTGTTTCGTCTGTTTCAGATAAATCAGATACATACTTTTTGTTTTTCTTTGAAGAAGCGGGAGTTGTATACTCGTCCATTTCATCCATCTCATCCATTTCGTCCATTTCTTCCATTTCGGAAAGACGTTGTGATAACATAGATTTTAATTGAGGAGTAAATGCTTCTTCAAGTGCAGCTTTAGCGTTTTGGATTGCTGTTTCTTTAACAGCTTTTGCATCGGCTATAGCTTCCTTAAGTAGATTTCTGTTGTTTTTCATTTGTCCTTAAATTTTAATTTTTTGGAAATACGTTTATTAGATAGGAAACGTAATAGGGATTTTAACTAATAGTGATACCATATAAGAAAAATGGCATATTCTAATATACATATATGAAGATTCTTTAAAATCGCATAAAAAGAGAAATGCCCCGCTATTGCGGGGCATCAGTCCTAAAATGCTATTTTAGGAGAGGTTAAGATTCCATTTCAGCACTTCTACGAACTCTGCTTATAAGTTTTGTAGCAAGTGATGAATTATTTTTCTTTAATTCTTTATATTTTTTATCTTTAGCTAAAGCTTCAACGCCTTTAGCACTGTATTTTTTTTCTAGAGCATCAAAAATTTCTTTTTCTTCAGTTTTAGTTAATTCTTTTTCAACTTCTTCTCTAATAAATTGTCTTAATTTTAATATTTTAGATTCAGCTAAAGGATCTTCTTCATCATCGAATAAATCTGCATCACCCATTTCACTATTATAGTTAAACATATCATCAGTATATGCGTTTGGGTTAGAGGTTCCAATAGTACTAACATACTCTTCTACACCTTGTTGTATATCTCCTCTTAGTGCTGAGAAGGGGGTGTTAACTACATCGTCTATATCTTCTGCTCCGTCAAGATAACCTAAAGCGATATCTTCTTTTTCTTCGTATGTTAGATCATTATCCCATACTGATGCGGCAGAAGGGGTGTTCATTTCGTTTAATTGAGATTCAGTAATTATTCCTGCAAGTTTTTGCATTTTACGGAATTCTTCAGATAAAATTTGGTTTTTCATAGTGTTAGAATATTGGGCATGATCCATTAGCACATAATATATCTGTGATAATAGAGTTTACCTTTAGGTATGGATTGTTGTTTTGTTGGTTTTCGTTTAAGCTTCCGATAACATGCATGTATGATCCTGGGTTTGAGGGGGTTGAGACAAAATCCCAACATAAAAGTTCAAAATCATTTTGTACTTCTAGAGTTTCACCTATTTGTTTTAGTGAACCCATCCCACGAGAAGATACTCCTACTGTAATGTTATTAGATAATAGTGATGCTAGTATATTTCCTGAGGGTGTAGGTAGAATTTCAATTGCACCCATTACCTTATCACCATCCCACCATATTTTTTTGATATTGTGAGATACATTTTTTAAGTTAATAATAGAAGAATCAGGGTGGTCAAGTTCACCTAAGGCACGATTATCTTTAATACATTTTTGATAATTGTTGATTTCTCTTTCCCAAAGTTCTTTTTTATAATACCTACCGTTACCATTTTTAATTTCAGCAGTAGCTAATATCCCTTCTACTAAAAGATTTTTTCCTTCAGACTGTTTTTCTTCTGTTAATTTAACAGGTTTAAAACTAAAAGTAGAAGTTTCTATAAGTACTTGTTTCATAGTATAATTTGATTTTTTCTACTATTATGTTTTTTCTATATTTTGAATTTCAGAATCTGCTTTTCCAACTTCAGTTTCAGCAGCAGCAAGTTTAACTAAAGCCGCTTGTTTTTTCTTATAAGCAGCTGATAGTTTAGTGCTTGTTTGTGGGTTTGCGGCTACAGTTGCTTCTTCAAGTGATTCTTCATCTAATACTTGTGTATCTTCGGATTTAGGAGATTTTTTAGATTCACCAAGTTTAGATTTTAATTTTTCTAATTTCTTAATATCATCATTTAATTCTTTAATCTTTTTAGGATTAACAGAATCTTCTTCTAATTCTTTTAAAGTAGTTAAAGCTTTTAATTTCTTTTTACGCTTTATAATTTCTTTATCAATTAATTTAGATTTAGCGTTGTCTGCTGCTGCTTTACCAGTATCTTCAATATTTTTAAGATCAATAGCTTCTTTAATTAATTTAGAAATTATTTGGCGTAATTTAGACTCATAAACACCTTCATCTTCTTCATCAGATTCTTCAAATAATCCTGTGTTTCTAAAGTTTCCAGCATCCTTAAGCCATACATTATTATAGACTTGTGCGGGGGACATATTAGCATTGAAGTATTTTTGTAGTTCAAGTTCATCTATAGATATTTCATCTTTATCTAAACCAGCATCATTCATAATAATACTATAAAGTTTTTCTTTCCAAGTATTAAATTGGTATTCCCAAACATTATCACCAATTTGTGGGGAACGCCCAGACATTGATTCTTTTAGTTTGACTGGTTCCATTCCAGATGCTTTATATTTGCCTTTTACTTCTTTTGGTTTACTATGACCAGGTAAATCATCTTTGTATCCTAAACCTTCAATTCCAAATTGACCGCTTTTAAGATAATATTGGCTATCTTTAGTTAAATTTTTAGTAACTATAGCTTTTAATTCTTCAACTGTTTTATCAACATTTTTAATATTATCAATTTCAACAGATAAACCTAAAAGATATTGATTAAAAGAAACATTGTTTATATTTTTTTCATCCTCATAATCATAATTACGAGTTTCAGCATCTGTTACTTCTTTAGTAGTTTTCTTTTCTACTGCTTTAGTTTCATTTAATTTACCATACTTGTCATTAATTTCATCCCAAGCATCATTACTAACATATATTTTCTTAGTAGTACCATCACTATACTCAACAGTGTATGATTTGTCACCATTTTGTTTAGCGTTTACTATTTTTTCTTTTTCTTCTTGAATAGATCCCATATTTTCTTTAAAAATAGAAACCCAATCTGGGGTAGTACCTGTAGTAACTATACCACCTGCAGCTTCAGAAATAATACCTCTTTGTTTTAAAATAGAAGTAGTTTCTTGAAATGTAGAAGCATTAGTAACATATTGGGGAAATAAGGTTTTAGCCTGTTTAAGGAATATTTCTTTGTTACCTTTACCTTCTTTAATTAAAGTGTATTGATCTTGAAGTGTCATTTATTGTTGGTTTTTAAATAGTTTGATTAAATCATTTAAATAATCTACTGCTAATTCAGTACTTCCATATACTGGTCTTATAAGTGGGTTTTTCTTGTATGAGTTAACGGTGGTTTGTTTTGCTCGTTGTAATAGTGGGATAAGAATATTAAGTTTAAGTTCAATATCCTCAAACTCATTCATTTGCTTAGAAATACGTTGTTTAACCTCAGGGTCATCTGTATCTAGATTATCAACAAAACTATTTGCGTCAAAATTTTCTTCATTTAGTTTAGATTTTTTCCACAAATGTACATAATCTACTCCTTTTTGTTTTTTAGCTAATATATCAGGATCAGCATCCTTAAAACCTAAAGAAGCATACATTGTATCTTTTACTCCTTTAATTTTCTTTTTAGAAACAAAATATGGAGTAGCAAATTGAGGACCAGAACCGGCTGTACCAGCAGCTGTACCCCCTGTAACTCCCATTTCTAGAAGTTTAGCTTTTATAATTTCTTTTAACTGATTTTTTTTCATTTAACTATTTTAGTTAGTTCTTCTACTAATTCAGCGTATTGAAGAAGATCAATTAAATGGTTATCTTTTATTTTTTGGTTTTTATCCAATTCAATTAAAAGTTTAGAAACTTCATTTAATTTAATTTGAACTACTTTATCAGTAACTTTCTTATTAAGTGTATTTAATGTAGATTTTATTTCCTGGATCTTATTGTTATAGAAATCTTTTAATTTGGGGGTAGAATCTACAGAATTGATATATTCTTTTAATATTGATTTTTGGAATGAATTTAAATTATCATACTTAGAATTAAA